CAATAGAGCAACAATTCAAGCAACATTTAGAGAGGTGTTTGAACCATGAGCAGTTCTGCTATTGTTAGCAATCTTCAGAATACAAACCCGTCAGCAATAATTGAACTTTTTACCTTACAACTTGATAATAGTTTGCATGGTGCTACCACTATTTACAGGTTTCATGCAGGTAGTAGTCTTAAAGATAATGGTGAAATAGTCTGGGCTGGTAATACTTACCAAAGATTTCCTATAAAGGCAGAAGGTTTTGCTTTTCAAAAAGGGCAGCTTCCAAGACCTACATTAACAATAAGTAATGCGTTAGGGACTATAACTGCTATTTTATTAAGTGTTAATGAGACAACAACTGGAAATGATCTTACGGGTGCAACTGTTACTCGTATTAGAACTCTTGCTAAATTTCTAGATGCTGTGAATTTCCCCAGTAATGTAAATCCTTATGGAACGCCAGATCCTACAGCAGAGTTTCCACAGGAAATCTATTCTATTGATAGAAAAGCTAATGAAAATAGAGAAGTAGTTGTTTTTGAACTTGCTTCAGTTCTTGATCTTGCTGGAATAAGAGTACCAAAACGTCAATGTACTCGTGCTGAGTTCCCGTCTATCGGTACAGTAAGCGGATGAATTGGAAAGAAGCTGCACTTGCTCATGCAAAAGATCAAGATCCTAAAGAGTCTTGCGGATTGTTATTAAATATTCGAGGAAAAGAAAGATACTATCCTTGTCGTAATCTTTCCATGACAGATCACCAATGTTTTATTCTCGATCCAGAAGATTATGTAAAAGCAGATAATACGGGGGATATTACAGCTATTATTCATAGTCATCCTGTAACGCCTCCTGTAGCTAGTCAAGCAGATCAAATCAGTTGTGAACAAAGTAATCTTCCTTGGCACATTGTTAATCCAAAAACAGAGCAATGGGGATATTGTGAACCATGTGGTTATAAACCACCTTTATTAGGTCGACCTTGGGTTTGGGGAATTACTGATTGCTGGTCATTAGTAAGAGATTGGTATAAAGAAGAAAAAGGTATTGAATTAAGAGATTGGGAAAGACCTGTAACTCCAGAAGAGTTTATTGAAGATCCTATGTTTGAAAGATGTGCATGGCGTACAGGTTTTAGACAGTTGAGGCCAGAAGAAAAACTAGAAAATGGAGATTTATTATTTATGTCTATATTTGCAAATGGTTTAAATCACGTTGCTTTATTTTTAGATGGTGAGGTATTACATCATTTAACAGATAGACTTAGTTGTAGAGAGTCTTATTCTGAATGGTTATTAAAATGTACAGGAGGGAGGTATCGTTATGTTGCGTAAAATAAAACTATATGGAGAGCTTGCAGAATTTGTAGGTCATAAAGAATTTGAAGTGCAAGTCGATAGTCTTGCAAAAGCAGTAAGTTTTTTAATTAATAATTTTGAAGGTATAGATAAATTTATGAACCCAAAATACTATCAGGTAAAAGTTGGTAATTATGAAATATCAGAAGAGGAGATTCATTATCCAATAGGTCAAGAAGATATACATTTTATTCCTGTCATAACTGGTGCTGGAAGAGGTGCGAGAAGATTTTTAGGTGGTGCTGCTTTGATAGGACTTGCATTTGCTACAGGTGGTGCAAGTTTTAGTTTTACAAGTGGTTTAACTTTTAGTAGTTCTGTGCTTGGAGGGGCTTTTGTATCACAAGTAGCTGTTGGTATTGGTGCAAGTATGGTTTTAAGTGGTGTGAGTGAGATGTTATTTCCACTTCCTAAACCAAAAGAGTTTAGTTCAGAACAAGATCCAAGATTATCGTTTAGTTTTTCTGGAACGCAACAAACAAGTAGAGCAGGAACTCCTGTTCCAATAGTTTATGGTGAAATTTTTACAGGAAGTGTTGTAATAAGTGGAGGAATAGATACTGAACAGGTACAAGCATGACAAAAAATAATAAACCTATTGGCGGTGCTGGTGGTGGTAGACGTTCTCCTCCTCCTCCAAGACAACCCACCAGAACTCCAGATACTTTACATAGTAAGCAGTTTGCTACTTTTCTTGATCTTATTTCAGAGGGAGAAATAGAAGGTTTTGCAACAGCTTCAAAAGAAGGTTTAACAAAAGGTACTACTGCTTACACAAATGCTTCTTTAAAAGATGTTTTTTTAAATGATACTCCTGTTTTAAAAGCAACAGCAAATTCATCTAATCCAGCAACAACTGACTTTAATTTTCAAAATGTAACCTTTAATTCTCGTTTTGGTACAAGTAGTCAAACAAAAATACCTGGAATAGAAACTAGTCAATCAACAATAGCTGTGGGAAGTGTAGTTACAACAACTGCCCCCGTAACAAGACAGATTACAAATACAAATGTCGATGCAATTAAAGTTTCAATAACATTTCCACAAATACAAAAAGCAACAAATGAAGGTGATTTATTAGGTTCTTCTGTTCAATTAAAAATTGCAGTTCAATATAATTCTGGTGGTTTTACTGATGTTATATCTGACACTATTACAGGTCGCACAGCAGATCAATACCAAAAAGATTATCGGGTCAATATAACAGGGGCTTTTCCTGTAGATATTAGAGTGATAAGAGTAACAGCAGATAGCACAGATTCATCTCTTATAGACGCTTTTCAATTTACTAGTTTCACAGAAATTATTGATGAAGCATTTACCTATGATAATAGTGCATATAACTCAATAAGATTAGATTCGCAGTTATTTAGTGGCATACCAGCAAGAAAATTTAGGATAAGAGGCATAAAAGTAAGAATCCCTGGTGCAGGTGCTAGTGGGTCAGGTACTCCAACAGTAGATAGTGCTACTGGTCGTATTGTTTATCCTACTGGCTATATATTTAATGGAGTAATGGGTGCTGCGACTTACACTAACTGTCCAGCAATGTGTTTATTAGATTTACTTACTAATACTCGTTATGGGTTAGGAGATCATATTACTGACAGTACTTTAGACTTGTTTTCTTTTGTCAATGCGAGTAAATTTGCAAATACTTTAGTTGATGATGGTTTTGGTGGACAAGAAGCAAGATTTAGTTGCAATGTAAACATACAAAGTTCTGGTGAAGTTTTTGATGTGATAAATGAACTAGCAGGTGTAATGCGTTGTATGCCTATATGGTCTGCTGGTACTGTCAACATGACACAAGATAAGCCAACAGATGCAAGTTATCTTTTTAATTTATCTAACGTAGGCGAAAGTGGATTTAATTATATAGGGAGTAGTTTAAAGCAAAGACATAGTGTTGTGGCAGTTTCATATTTCAATATGGATAGTCAGGAAGTAGACGTTGAGGTTGTAGAAGATACCACTTTAATAAGTAAGATTGGTACAATCGTAAAGCAAGTAAAAGCATTTGCATGTACTTCAAGAGGACAAGCTGCCAGATTGGGTCGTGCAATACTTTTTAGCGAAGCAAATGAAACTGAGGTTTGCACATTTACTACATCTATAGATTCTGGAGTTGTTGTAAGACCAGGAGCAGTAATTGAGATACAGGATCCAGTAAGAGCAGGAGTTAGACGAGGTGGAAAATTAAAAAGTGTGACTTCAACAACTGTTGTTACCGTGGATGACACAACTGTCACTGATTTTGCGGTAGATGCAAGCGGAAATCCTGTTGGAGATGCAACTTTAGCTGTAATTTTACCTGATGGGACTTTTGAAAGTAAAACAATCTCATCTGTATCAGATGGAACTATAACTGTAAGTTCTGCTTTTTCCCAAGCTCCAAATGTAAATGCAAATTTTTTAATATCAAACTCTACGATCCAATCACAATTATTTAGAGTAATTAGTATTGAAGAACAAGACGGAATAAATTATTCAATTTCAGCTTTATCTTATGTAAATGAAAAATATGCTTTTATTGAAGATGGATCTGCTTTACCAGCAAGAAATATAAGTAAATTAAGTGAACTTTCAGATCCTCCTGTTGGTTTAGTTGCTGTTGAAAAAATAATTCCTATTAATAATCAAGCAGTTTCTAAAATAATTATTAGTTGGCAGCCTATCGTTGGTGTTATTGAATATCAGGTAAATTATCGTTTTGAAAATGGTAACTATGTAAGTGAAAAAGTATCAAGACCTGATTTTGAAATACTTAATAGTCAAAAAGGTACTTATGAAATACAGATATTTTCATACAATGTTCTTGGAGAATTATCAGCAACATCAACTGATTTAACTTTTGAAGCTGTAGGTAAGACAGCATTACCACAGGATGTTACTAATTTACTTGTTGAACCAGTATCAGATCAGTTTATAAGATTACGTTTTGATAAAGCTACAGATATTGATGTTACGCATGGTGGAAACGTAGTTGTTCGCCATAGTAACCTTACAGA